ACTCGGCTTATCCGTCATGCCTGTGCCCTGTGCGTCCATTGCGTAGCGGATGTGGGTATAGGAGGACTTTCCATCTGTGCCCGGTGTTCCATCTTCTCCATCTCTTCCCGGATTTCCGTCTGCCCCGTCGGACACATCTGCAATAGTTACCTCAGCAAAGCATTTCACCTCCCCGGCTGAATCCAAAGCCTCAAACCTGTACACCGCTTTTTCTGCCACATCTATGGCATTGACTGTTATAGATTTCCCGGCAGACAGATAAGCTCCGTCCTTTTCCCACTGTATGGTAAGGCTGTCTGTCATATCCTTGCCCACATCCATAACAGATGCGGTAAGGGTTGTAGTACCTTGGCCGTTTTTGAACACAATACCGTTATCTGTTAAGATGGTGCAGGTATAAGTTTTGTTTGCTTCTATAAGGGCGTTCATGGCTGCCAGAAGGGATGGGTCTATCTGGCTTTGCAATTCCTTAAAATTGTCAAATACCGTTTTATTAAGAGCAGGATTTGTGAAACTCCGTATCTGCTCTGTAACTCTTGCTTCCAGATAGAGGGGTGGGTTAAAGTCTTCATCCGCAATTGTTACGGTATCCCCAATGTTAGTGTCAAAGTATCCGTCAACTTCATATTTTATTTGCGGGATACAATTTTTCTTTAATTCTGCGAGAGCCTGCCCATATAGGACATTGACGTTATCCGTATCGTAAGACCAGACCTGCGCAATGTACCTCTCGTTTTCGTTTGCCATCAGGTTGGATGGAAAGCGGTCCCTTGCCTGTACAGCGTAGATATTTCTCTTTCCGGTCGGGCATGTATACTCTACATTTCCATCTGCGTCATATTCCGTTTTATTCAAGGATGATACTGTAAGCCCGTCTTTCCCGATAGGTCTTATGGCTGTGTAGAGGTCTGTTATATCAGTTGTTTTAGTGACTCCTGATACGTCCTTGCCAAGCCTTAGTACAAGCCCTCTATTGTCCGTTCCTACACCCTGTGCGGTGTCCGAGTGTTTCTGATATACATTCATCAGGATGTTTGACAGAGAGTGGTCTGGATTTAGGTTTGGGATAAACTCTAGTTCAGCGTCGAAAACGGTTGCCAGCGAATACAGCCTTGCCAGCATAGTGTCCGTGCCCTCCCAATCGTGGGATATCATTTTGTCTGACACTTCGTTGATTCCCAGGTTGATCACTCGCTCCGGGTCAAAAATCCGCAAATAGCTCTCAAATGAACTTGCTATCTGGGACTTATACGGGTCTTTCTGTTCGTTTAAGAGTTCAAAATTTAAGGAGTAAGCCGTTACCTCAACTGTATATTCATCCCGTCTGACAGACATAATGTTAAGGTAATAGTCCTGCATCCTCCACCGGAATGCCAGTTTATTCCCCTCTGCCAAAAAGACGGAGTCCTCATGCCGCGCGGTAGCCTTAAAAGAGTACGTATTGGCCGCCCCTTTAAGATATTCGTGTAATTCGTCATCGTAGTAATGCAAGGCCTTGGGCGTGCCGTTGTCCATATAGGCACACACCGCATCATAGCCGTTTAATATCGCAATTCGTATGTTGTCCATTATAGCCATGCCTCCCTTATCCTTGCTTCTATCGTCGGTGCAGGTACGGAAAAGTCTGAATAGTAAAACTGCACCTTTGTTTCCCCCGGCGGGGCTTTGAAATACTTTGTTCCTACCATTTCATCATTCCCGACATAGACTCCGTTTTTGTAAATTTTTCCTGCTTCTCCGTCTATGTAGATTTCATCCCCATTTTTGTAACGGTTAGGGATGTCGTAGATATAATTAACATTGTCCTTGCGGAAAACCATATTTTTAAAGTACATACGGTTTACCAGAGTCCCGGTTCCCCGGCTGCCATACTGGCCTAAAAAGATTGTAAGGGACTTGGCTTTTTTGTTTAGTCCCGGTACTCGCACCTGGTGCTTTACTCCGCCAAATAAAAACTCGAACTGGTCTCCGGTTTTGCGGATGTACATCTGGCCTTTTCCTTCGGATGTAACGGATTTATAGTTTGGCTCAAATTGGTATCTGAATTTTTCGTTTAGCTGTATCTGCATAATGGCCCTTGCATCGTTTACGGTTGTCGCATTCTTCATAACGTGGATAGATGCTAAGTGCTGCCCGTTTTCATCTCCAATTACGAACTCCAACAGTCCGGTCTGTGGGACTTTCCCAGTCTCAAACCATATCTGTGTTTGTGCCAAAAAGTTTTGTGCCCCGACTTCCCCGAACGAATCCGTGGGCAAGGTTATCATCTTGCTGGCTCCGTGCCAGGTGGTTCCACTTCCGGCATTCCCCAGCGCAAGGTAGTTGTAAAATGTGGCCCATGTCCCGTTTTTTGGAAAGTTCTCCGTCAAAATTCCTTGCCCGTTCGTCATGGCATCAAAGTCTGCTGCCTTTTGGTAATTGATAAGCGTTTCGGACTTTTGCTTTATCTCTTTGTCTAGCTCATCCACATACCCATACTGCATGGCTCCATATTCGGATGCGATACCAATATAGCCGTTTTCATGGTTGTGGGTTATCTCATAACTTATGGGGACAGGTACGGTTCCATTGTTTACAATAGTCGCCTCCATGATTCCGTTATTTAGGGAAGCGGGAAATACTTTTTCGATAGCGGAGTGGGCGAGGCCGTCCGGGATAATCCAATTAATTTCACCATTTCCAAGAAATACAATTTCCTCGAAATCAAGCGGGCCGGACGGAATCGCATAAAAAGTCTTGTTCAGCATATTTCCGAATATCAAAGGTTTTGGCTCGTCTACATTTAATATTCTTTCCAGCTCGTCATATTTTTCCTCTAGGCCATACCTCATCTGGAACGGCATTGGTATCACCTTTTCTTTGTGCGTGGTATATTGAAAGTCAGCCCCTCTTAAGAGCCCAGCATCCGTATTAAGTTCCGGGCTCCAATTTGCCCCAATGAGTGGAGTGAAGCCCTGCGTAACATCTATGTATTGGTTTAATTCTACACCATTAAATTTTACTGATAAACTCATTATCTCACTCCATTAATCTTGTCTCTTAGTTTCTGGTTTGCTGTTAACTGTTCCTGCATCGGTACCGCTGTGCTCCGTGCAATCTCCCGGCTATCCACCACAAGAGAAGTGGTTACAGGCCTATTCGACAACTTAATAATCGCCCTTACGAGGTCGGTATTGTCGTTTGTACTGCTTCTGGATGCTGCCCGCGGTGTGTAAAATTGTGTTTGGAATCCATTCCCTATAGCCGCCTCTGCTGTAATTGCAGGAAGTTTTATAGCCTCTGATACTCTCTCCATTGCCTTTACGGGCAGGTGAGCGTATTTTTCAAGGCCCTCTGCCTGTCCCATCATCAGATATTTGGCAACCCAGTCCTTCATCCACTTTGAAGGAGAGCGTTCGTCATATGAGTGGGCTGTCGCAGCTTTAACTCTCGCCGCCGCTGACTGTGCTGCCGCCACCGCCGTGTCTGCATTGTTTTGTATGCCTATTGCCAGACCTTGCATGAGATAGGCTCCAATTTGCATGAATTCACTTTGAAGCCCATCGAACACTCTTGGGAGTGCTGCGGAAAGTGACCTTAGTTCAGCGATTACGGCTCCGCGCCTGTTGGATATTCCGTTTTTCAGCCCTTCGTCTATGTTCTGTCCATAGTTTGTGAACACTGTAGACGGGGAATGTATTCCAAGCGGATTTGCAAAATTATCTTTAGCTGAATTAGCCAATCTTGTTACCGCGTCTTCCACCAATACCTGATTCTTTTGTATCCCCGCGGATGCTCCGGCGGGGACTTGGCTTCCTAACGTTTCCCCAGAAGCTCGCACCTGACCGGCACTATTAGTTACACCCTGGGCGAGGTTATTCCCTGTGTCAGCTCCTATGCTTGCAAAATCCGCAGCTGCCATTTGGGTTCTCAAACTCCCCTGTGTTTGAGTGACAAGACCTGTAATGGATTCAGATATTCCACTGCCTTCAAAGTCAAATGCTTTTTTCAGAGATTCTGTTGCAGTAGTTCCCCCATTGTCAAATGCCGCATTGAGTTGTTGTAATTCTTCATCAGAAGCCGTTACGAGCGCCGCCACGTATCCTGCGGACTCTGGCCCGGCATCCCTCAGCTTGTCAAGTAAGCCTTGTCTCACTCCTCTGTCGGCGAGTATAGTAATATTATCAGCCCATTCGGACATGACTTGTTGATTGGTCTGTAGGTTCGCTATCATCTCCTGCACAGACATGGTTTGTTCATTACTCAATGCGTCAAACATGTTTGTGGCCTGTTCCTCATACTCCTGCCATTTTGAGTTCATGGAGTCAACGGCTTCTTTCTGTGAATCAGACAACAAAGCGTAAGACATTGTTTGATTCATCACGCCATTTTGTATCGCGGCATCAACCTCGGCCTGCGAGGATACAATTGCGGCATTTGTGTCTTCTGCCTGCGTTTTTAAGCTTGCATTGTTTTCTTCCTCTGTTTTAATTGCCGCATTTGTTTCATCGAGTGCCGCTTGATATGACTTTTCATCTTCCAGCATTTTTATACGGTGCTGGTCGAACTCTTGCGCAGTTACATTTCGATTGTCGGCCATCTCTTTTTCAAGCGATTTTCTTTTTTCATAGAGAGCATTCAGGTTGCCCTCACTCTCTGCGATATCTTTATTGATATCTACAATCTGTTTTTGTGCTTCTTGTGCCTTTTGTGCGGCTTGAAGAGTTTCTACGCGCTTTTTTAATTGCGCAGTGCCAACTGACAAACTATCGCTTTCTTTATCGTAAGCAAGTCCTAAACCCTCCACAGAGCCATTCAAGGACTCTACAATCGCTTGTATTCTTTTCTTTTCCGTTGCGGTTTTGTGTTCAGAATTAATAAGGCTCTCCAGTTCCCCCACAAGGCCGTTATAAGCATCCGTGGCTACATCAATATCCTCTATTTCTGTGTTCCGGGCAGCTATGTTTTCCTTTATCTTTGCGGTGGATTCACTAGTCTTTTTAGTTAGCTCTTCCGTGGCCCCCACAATCTCATTCGTGGAGCTTGTTGCTTCATCAAGCTGTTTCTTTTGCAATGCCATCGCCCCGGTGAATATGCCTACCAGAGTAACCACTACCCCTATTGGACTTGTTAAAAAACCTATGGCCGCATTAAAAGCTGTTGTTGCTGCTGTGGCTGCTATAGTTGCCGCCTCATGTAGTTTTATGCTCCCGGTCATGACTCCTATAACAGCAGTCCCAATACCTATAGTTCCGTTCTGTGCCGCCTGTGCTGCTGTCTGTGCCTTTGTTGCCGTGGCATCAGCCCCCTTGGTTGCCACTCCTTTTGCCGTTGCCGTATTGTGCAGCAATTTTATAGTAGTAAGCCCCTTTTCAGATGCTTGTGCTGTTTTAATCAGGGCATTGGATTTTTCCATTAACCCGTTGGCCTTTGAAATAACTTTCATTGCGACATAAGCCGCAACTACCCCCTCAATCGCCGGGGATAATGTTTTGGCAACCTTAATAGTTGATTTGACTACAGATGCAAAAGCTTCGAATACTGGAGTAGTCCCCCTGACAACAGTTTTCATCACTCCGAAAGTCGAATTGACAACTCCCTTTAAAGAGTTAAGATTGTCCGCAATGCCTTTCCCGGTTATCTTTTCTGACATTTCGTCGAATACTTTTACCATGTCTGCCAAGTTTCGGACAACTGCTGTTCTAAGATTCTGGAAACTGGTTTCAATTCCCTTGCTGTTTTCCTGCGCCAGTTGTGCAATCTCTCCTGTTCCGGTACCTATCTTTATAAGATTATCCTGAAACTCTGCGAATGTCGTTTTGCCACTCTGCAAAGCTGAATAAAGCTGATTTACTCCATTGGTTCCCAGGTATCCCATTTCCTCCGCTGTCTTACGGAGTGCGACACCCATTGTCTCTTGTAGGGTACGCCAGGATTGCATGTCAACAGTTCCCTTTGACAGCATTTGTATGTACTGGGTCATGCCTCGTTCAGCATCAGCGGTACTTGCGCCATTCGCCATGAAACTATTGTTGAGGGCAAGAACGGAATCTGTACTCTTGTTTAGGTTCCCGGTTATGGTTGTCATTCTTTGGGTGCTGGCAACCACGCTGTCAAGCTTCGTAGGGAGCCCCTCTATTCCGTCTGACAGCTTTTGGATAGATGCACTGCTCACATCTGCGCTGTATCCCAGGGATTCCATAACCTTAGGATATCTCTCAATTGTGTCAAACCTCTTAATGGAGTCTGAAAGAGCATCATTCAACACCTTTAACGCGGCAGAACCTGCTTTAACCGCTATCATGGAGGCGGTGAGTTCTTTCATCCCGGAGGCAGCTTTTTTACTTGAGCCTTGTAGCTTATCCATACCTGATATTGTGGCTTCTACGTCTTTACCGTCTACTTTAACTTTTATTTCCACAATTCCGTCAGCCATTTTTTACACCTCCTCCGGTAATTTATATATCTCCTGCAATTTCAGCATTTGTTTATCGTAAGTGTCCTTTTTGCCAGGTTTTTTATAGGCCCTTATCCCGCAGATTTTAGAAAACTGTGTGTCTTCAGGCAATCCTTTTAAGA